GACTGGCAAACAGCACTGGATAATCATGAAGAATATCAAAGACAGCAGGTATTTTTCAAAGGCAAATTTGCAGAAAGATCCGCAGTGATAGATCATATGCATTTGAATTATGTGCCAAAAATTATTAAACGTGTCATTCTGTGGAAGGCTAAAATGCTGAACAATTTTTTTCAATACTGGTTAAGTTTTCATAGAATCAGTTTCTTGACAGTGGTTATGATCACACTTATAATAATACTTTTAACAGGAGGATTTTGAAATGCCTGATGTAGATATAGATTTTTTTGATAGAGAACAAGCACTAAAATTGTTCAAACACACACCTGCTTCTATTATCAAAGACGACACAATTGAAAAACACAAGACAGGAGTTTACTTCCACAATATACCTACCGATCCTGTTTCTGGTTATTCTAGTTTAGATTATAAACGAGCAGAAGAAAGGGGCTATTTCAAAATAGATTGTCTAAATGTTAATATCTATCGAGCAGTTGAGTCCGAAGAAGAACTAGTAAGACTGATGATTGAAGAGCCTGATTGGAATATGTTAAAAGATAAAACTATTGTGGATCAACTGTTTCATTTGAATGGTCATTATGATATTGTAGCAAAACTAGAACCAAAAAATATTGAACAATTGGCCGCAGTGTTGGCTATCATAAGACCTGCTAAAAGAAATTTAATGTACAAGTATTGGCAAGATATTTTGAAAGAAGTTTGGATCAAACCCAAAGACGGCAGTTACTTTTTTAAAAAATCACACGCAGTGGCTTATGCTCAGGCAATTGTGGTACAGATGAATCTTATTAAAAAAGGTAAATATACTTTTAGTGTACAATCAGATAAAAAAGAAACTCACTAAAAATCTCAAATACAAAATAGTAGATCTATCCTCCGATTATAATGCTGGGGTTGAATTGGCCAAATGGTGCGATTATGTGAAAGATAATAAACGTGCTGTGAGAGTAAAGACTGAAAAAGGTTGGATGACTGCTGAATTCTTAAAATGGTCTTTGCCTGAATGGCAAAATATTTGGATTAAGAAAAAAGTTGAAATAAAATGGAATGTTAGACAGCGTTCTTTTTTTTTAACCTACATTAGATAGGTCGTCTAACTAATTGTATTGTTCTTCGTTTGATTCTTTTCTTCGCAATATCGCTGAGACGCACACAAGGACCGTGTACAATCTCAATGTCTTTGGTTGCTAAAGATATTAGGGTAGTTCTAAAATAACTCCAGTCGCCTTTAAGAAAGATGTTGATTGGTATCTTACGATTAGATTCCCACCACCAAGTTTCTCCCAGTTTAAGATATTTCATTTTATCTTCCGGCATCATGATTCTCCCGTAATCGTAGAAGCTGGTTACTTGAGTATCTTGATTAGAAATAATACCCACGTACTCAAGGTCTCCCTTTCGTATGAGTGATAAAAACGGAAATTTCTTTCCTAGGGTTTCAAAAACTTCGTTCATGCTATTCAATAAATACTGTTAAATATGCTATATGCAAACAGTATCAAGGTATTTACTTACAAATTTGGTAATAGCCTATATAAATGGTTATCACGGAAGGAATTCTAAGGTGTACGACAGACGTTTAAAAATCTTTAGAGGTGTATCGAACCCTATCACTTTCACCTTCAAAAACGAGGATCAGAAGTCACAGGATGTAACAAGTAAGACATTTGAGTTTGCTCTTATAGACACTGCGAGTAAAAAAGCAGTGCTAACTCGTGCATTAACCATATTAGACGACGGTTCTACAACCACAACCAAAGGCACAGCATCTGTTACTATAACGGATGGAGATCTACTTTCTTTGGATTCTAAGTTTTATGAATACTCTGTGAGAGAGGTAGTTACAACCGGTTCTAGCATATCGTATCAAGTTACCTATGCCGACACAGGATACAATTCAGCAGGCACAGTGGAACTAATAGATGGTGGATTCCCTTCTTTCGTTGCAAGTACAGAAGTCAGCTCTTTTACCAGTAACACCAGTAATAACCCATGGCCGTTGAGATATACATCTAATGGTACCATACAGGCCTACCCAGGACAGAACAATAATGATGCTCTACACACTATTGCAGTGTATACCACAGGATTTTCTGGCACATTAAAAATTCTAGGCACCATGGCAACCACACCTGCATCAGCAGATTTCTTTACAGTATCTACAATCACAGACTTACCAAGCACTGGAATAAAATATTACAACTTCACAGGTGTTTACCAATTTGTTAAATTCAGTTGGGACAATTCCGCTGGTAATACTGGAACGATTGACAAAATCCTATATAGACAGTAAAATATAAGGTATGAACCTGATCCAATCTACTATTCTGACATCGTTGCCTGCTGGCCGTAAGAAAACGCCGTCTGGATGGACATCATTCAATGCACCGTGTTGTGTACACAACGGAGAGTCACAGGATAAAAAGAAACGTGGTGGAATCATGACCACAGCAGATGGTACACTATCTTATCACTGTTTCAACTGTGGATACAAAGCATCGTATATAATTGGAAGACGTTTGTCAGGTAAGATGAGACAACTGATGAGTTGGTTAGGCATAGCCGATGACACAATTCGTAAATTGGCAATTGAGGCCATGCGTCATGAAGAGTCAGATATCAAATATGAAAAGAAGAAGTTTGTTACATTTAAGAAAAAAGAACTACCCAAGAACACTCATCGATTAGAAGTTTGGTTAGAAAAATATGTAGCAGAAGATCTAACTGCTCCACAGTACCAAAAAATTGATTCTATCCTTAACTATCTGAGATCTCGAGGTGTTGATCCCTCGTGGTATGATTTTATGTATTCGCCAGATGTAACGTTTGATTTTAATAAAAGATTAATTGTTCCGTTCTATTGGCGAGGAGATATTGTGGGTTATACAGGAAGAATGTTTGAAGAATCTGATAAAGCAAAATACTTTACAGATGTTCAGCCTGGCTATGTGTTTAACATGGATGCTCAAGATTGGACAAGAAAATTTGTACTGGTTACAGAAGGTCCTTTTGATGCAATTACCGTTTCTGGTGTAAGCATATTGGGATCAGAGATAAATGATACACAGCGAGAGTTGATTGAAGGATTGAATCGTAGAGTAATTGTGGTACCAGACAGAGATACAGCAGGACAAAAATTAATAGATCAAGCGATAGAGTTTGGTTGGTCTGTTTCGTTTCCTGAATGGTCTAGCAATGTAAAAGATATTGCGGACGCTGTATCAAAATATGGAAGATTGTTTACAATCCAATCAATTTTAAAAACAGCAGAATCAAACAAATTAAAAATAGATTTAAAAAGAAAAATCAATGTCTAAAATAAGTTGGCATATAGAACCCACAAGTAAATGTATACTAGAATGTCCATTGTGTGATAGAACATGGTTTTATAAAAAATTTAAAAAAAGAAAACTACATGAAATTAACATTGATCATTTACTAAACTTTTTTAACGGGCAATCATACATCATTCATTTTTGTGGCAATAATGGAGATCCTATCTATCATAGTGAATTCCATAAGTTATGCCAACGCTTGAAGGAAACAAACTGTACAATTAATATCACTACAAATGGTAGTAAAAAATCTGCAGAATGGTGGGAACAACTGGGTTCTATTTTAACTATAGAAGATAAAATTAAATTTAGTATCGATGGTTTGCAAGATACAAACAAAATTTATAGAATTAATAGTGATTGGGATTCAATCATGCAAGGATTCAAAATAATGAAAAAACATCAAATTAAAACAGTTTGGAAATTTATTGTTTTTAAACACAATCAACATCAAATTGAAGAGGCTAAAAAATTAAGTAAAGAATTAGGATTTGACCAATTTCAACTAGAGAAAAGCGACAGATGGTTAGATAAAAAAGAGTTAATGCCAAATAAAAAATATGTAGATGATTATTACAAACACCAATCAAAAGTGCTTACAAATACAAAATATCAAGTAGATATAAAACCAAAATGCTTACAAAATAATTTACCATCTCGTGAATTATATATAGATGCAGAAGGAAATTTTTATCCTTGTTGTTGGATTGGTACTTATAGGTACAAATATAAATCATTATTTTCACCTAAATTTAAAAGATTTAATATAAAAAATACAACATTAACCAAAATATTAGAAGATAAAGACGTTATAGATTTTTTTAATTCAACAAAACAATTTACTTCTGCTCATGAATGTTGTAAAATACAATGTGGAGTAAGCAATGGCTGAATATACATTTGATGTACAAAAACTTTATATAGAGATGCTACTAGCAGATGCAGAATCATTTGCTAGATCACAAAACATATTTGATCCAAAATCATTTGATAGAAAACTACAACCCATTGCTGAGTTTATAAAGAATTACGCAGAAGAATACAAAGTACTGCCAGAAGTAGATCAAGTCAATGCAAAATTTGATACAAAATTAAAAACAGCCAAAGATTTAGATCCAAGTCACTTTGCTTGGTTGCTAGATGAGTTTGAAACATTTTCCCGACACAAAGCACTGGAACGTGCCATACTTGAATCAGCAGACCTTTTAGAAAAAGGTGATTATGGTCCTGTTGAAGACAAGATCAAAGACGCAGTCAATATTGGATTGACTCGTGATATGGGTACAGACTACTTTGAAGATCCAAAAGGTAGATTAGAGCGACTTAAAAACTCTAATGGTCAAATCAGCACAGGGTGGGCCAATCTAGATAAGAAACTGTTCGGTGGATTTAACCGAGGTGAACTAAACATTTTTGCAGGCGGATCAGGTGCAGGTAAAAGTTTGTTCCTACAGAATCTTGCTATCAATTGGGCCACTGCTGGCTTGAACACTTGTTATATCAGTTTTGAGCTAAGTGAAGCATTAGTCGCAATGAGAATGGATGCAATGATCACAGGCATACCCACTCGTAAGGTGTTTCCAGAAATTGAAAATGTTGAGATGAAAGTCAAGATGTTGGCTAAAAAATCTGGCAATCTACAGATCAAATATCTACCATCAGGTAGTACAATACTAGATGTGAGAGCATATGTTAAAGAACTAGAACTAAAAACTAAAAAGAAAATGGACTGTATTCTTATAGATTATTTGGATCTCATGATGCCAAAATCTAAAAGAGTATCTCCAGCAGACCTGTTTATCAAAGACAAGTATGTGTCGGAAGAGATAAGAAACTTTGCAACAGAGCATAATCTAATGTGTTGTACAGCATCACAATTGAACAGAGCATCTGTGGAAGAGATTGAGTTTGATCATTCACACATCGCAGGTGGTTTATCCAAAGTACAAACAGCAGACAACGTGTTTGGTATATTCACATCCAGAGCAATGAAAGAGCGAGGTAGATATCAGATACAGTTTATGAAAACAAGATCATCTAGCGGTGTTGGACAAAAGATTGATTTAGAATTTGATGTGGACACATTAAGAATTCGAGATCTTGCAGAAGACCAAGAGTATCAACAATTCAAAAAACAATCATCCACAATTTATGATTCATTAAAACAAAAAAGCAAAGTATCAGCAGAACCTAAAGAGTTAGATCCCACTCGAGGCGATGACGTGGGCAAAGTAAAAGCCACAGTGGAAGGTGGCAAGTTAAGACAACTGCTTAATGAATTACACTCAGACGAAGAACAATAACCAAAAACTAATTAACCATTATCTACCCAGATAAATATTCATGCTCAAGGCACTAACAGGCAAACATAGGCATGAAACAAGACAAAGAACTGAACGACATAACTAGGCTGTACGATAGATTTATTAGGCAATGCCCAGGCACAGAAGAATACACGCAAAGGCTCGCTGAGGAAACTCGTATTATACTTCAACTACGTTTCGTAGACTATTTCATCCAAATATGTGACATACTAGCAATTACGAGAGATATCACCCATATGACTCGTGGTTCGGCTGGTTCGTCTCTCGTCTGTTATCTGCTTGGCATAACAGATGTGGATCCTGTGAAGTGGGGCATACCTATTGCACGATTCTTAAATCCTTCTAGAGATGACTTACCCGATGTAGATATTGATTTCCCTCATTATCGTCAGGAAGAAGTCATGAACAGAATCTTCAAACATTGGCCCGGACGCTCGGCTCGTATATCAAATTACGTGCTATTCAAGGATAAATCGGCTCGGCGTGAAGCGGCCAAACGTTTGGGTGCAAAAGGTAAACTCCCTCGCAGGTTCACATATGAATCAGTTGGTGTAGATCCCGTAGAAGCCAAAAGGATTGAACGCAAACTGATGGGCAAAAAAAGATGTATATCAAAACACTGTGGAGGCATATTGATGTTTACAAGACCATTACCAAAAAGTTTATTCACAGCAGAAAATCAAATACTGCTGGACAAAAATGAAGTTGAAGATTTAGAACACCTAAAAGTTGATATTCTAGCAAATCGAGGACTGAGTCAACTGTTGGAGATCGATCCGGTTACTCAACTAACTGAATATCCAACAGAAGACAAAGCCACTGCTGACCTATTATGTCGAGGAGATGTGCTAGGGGTTACTCAGGCAGAATCACCAGCCATGCGAAGATTATTCAGAGCCATTCAACCCAAGTCCATGCAAGACTGTGTATTTGCCACAGCACTGATTCGACCTGTGGCAGTGTCAGGTAGGAAAAAAGCCACCATGTTCCATGACTGGAGTCAGGAACGAATGGAGGATACTATCGTGTACGAAGATGATGCTATTGTTCGAATAGCAGAAGCATTAGACATAGACAAGTATGAGGCAGATATGTATCGTCGAGCGTTTGCCAAAAAAAATGAAGAAAAAATATTAGAGTTCACAACTAGATTGGGTAATCATCCTAAGAAAAATTCTATTATAGAAATGTTACAGAGTCTATCTGGGTTTGGATTATGTAGAGCACACGCAGTTAACCTAGGTAGATTAATCTGGGCATTGGCTTATCAAAAAGCACACAACCCAGAAAAGTTTTGGCAGGCCTGTCTCAAACACTGCCATGGATCTTATCGACGTTGGGTCTACAGAACAGAAGCCAAAAGAGTTGGCATACCGGTGATTACACCTTCCAAATCAGATCAGTGGGACACTCCTGAATTTCAATACAGAAAGTACGGTTGGTGGTCTACACAGAGTTTTATGCCTGGTATGTATGTACGACAACTGTACATGGACAAAGTAGAATTTGCAGGCATGATTGCTAATGGTCGAGTGTTTAGAGGCGATCGTGGCAAGTATGTGACTTTTCTCACACTTGGAGTAGGCAACGGTCAATACATAGACATTACAATACCTAGACCTTTTTCTTATCACGATCATGATGTGGTTTGGGGTCAAGGCACAATCAAATATTCCAATAACTCTGAATATGTACAATGCTATGATTCAAAAGGTTATAGGTTAGAAAATTTTGGTAAAGCGTAAGCGTAAATTTTTATCTGCGTTAGCGTAAATTTAGAAAACAGCGAAGCGTAAATTGCGTAAGACATCTTGATTCAATTAAATATCTAGAACAAAATGACTTATCAAACAAAACTCGTACAAGGCTGGACCATGCCAGACTATGAGACTCACTATCCTCAAGAGTTTGTCATACATCAAACCAATCATTACCAAGTGAGACAGCGACAAGAAGCACTGGCACTGTGTGAACGTTGGCGGCACTGTATTGACATCGGTGCCAATATTGGTCTTTGGGGCAGAGACTTCTGTGCTCGTTTTGAACGAGTATCCATGTTTGAACCAGATGCTATGAATCGCCACTGTCTCGAGGCAAACTGTGCTGAGCACACGAATCATACCATATACCCATATGGTCTATACAGCACAGCACAACAATCAACACTGTACGGTGGAGATCACACCTGTGGCAACAAATCTGTGATACGAGAAGCCATTATGGAGTTGAGTGATGACAAATCCAACTGGATTACAGAAACTCCATGTGAACTGCGAGTGCTGGACGAGTTTGCTTTTGAAGAAGTAGACTTCATGAAACTGGACACACAAGGCTCAGAGTTAGAAATTCTTCGAGGTGCTGTGGATACCATTGCAAGATGCTCGCCTACTATCTGTGTGGAAATCACTCAGAAGAATACAGCACAGCGACAGGAAGCTCAACGGATTGTGGATTGGTTGTCTTCTATTGGTTATCAGCCAGTGGGCGGATTCAAAAAAGATCGAGTGTTCAAAAAACGTTAGTCACGCACAAACAGATAATCGTGTGGCACACCCTGCTTCTCATAAATGCCTGCACAACGATAACCCATACTTTCCAATAAAGTTTTTGCGGTGAAGTCGCCGCGATTGATCTCACACAGTATCACCGGCCAATTGCTCTCAATGGTACGAACAGCACCACGAATGATTAGGGGTTCATAGCCTTCCACATCCATCTTGATAAAGTCCACAGAATCGTACAATCCAAAAGAATCCAGTGGCACAATCGGTATGGCCACAGTAGAGTTGCCCCAAGGTTCTGTGCCTTTGACTCTGCCCACTCCAGGTTTGGTATAACGAGTTGCATCAGTTTCTCCCAGTCCGGTATGGTGGAAGTGTACTTTATTTTTATCTTTAACATGCCGACTCATTTGATTGGTTTTATCTCGAAAGTCCCAACAGTGTATGGTGTCAAAGTCCGGTTCTAACACCCCAGCAAACATGAACTCATCGCAACCTATGTCCAATGCTGTACGAAACTGTTTTAGATAGGGTCGACAGAAGTTGTAGGTTTGTTCTACCTCTCGCTGTTTAAATTCTGACGACATATGCATACTTATTAAATATGTATATGCCCATACAAAATCATCTGTCCAACGGTTGCTCATTCTCAACCAAAAAAACTTACCAGTCTGCTCATCAGCGATTGGGTTCTCTGTTAGGATTAAACGATACTGTGATGCTAGCCAAGGGCGGTCGAGGCAACGAACGTATTGCTAACACCACTCTGCTGTGGTTTTATCGTAATCCAGATCGATTAAACGATACATTTGTTTCTATCGGTTGGTCATCTGCTCATCGCTGGGACTACGTGCATAAACTCGATACTAAAGAAATGATTGCACGAGGTGTGTCAGGTATCAAACGAGCAGTGGCAGATTTTTCTTATCAGTGGGGATCTTGGCGTTCATGGGAACAGGAATTCTTTTTACAGGACCCAGATCTACATATTGAACACACAGCGGCAGTAAAAACATTAACCAGTATATTAACGTTACAAAATTTTTTTCAATTACATTCTGTTCCATATGTATTTTATTGGGCATTGAGTAACGACTTACCAAATGACCCAGACATAAATGTACTAAAATCTCAGGTAGATCAAACTCATTTTTATAATTTTAATCCGGGACCAGCAATAAAAAATAATTTGCAATCTATGTTTTCTTGGTTTACTAAAAATACCAAAATTATATTAGATAACACAGATTACTGTCAAAGTCATTTTGAATACTGTGTTAAAAACAATTGTACTAAATCAGTCATCGATGGCCATCCTAATCAACAAGGTCACCATCAGTGGGCTCAATTGATTTATAGTTTTGTACAAGAAAAGAAATTATTACTACATGATTAATTCTAGACTGTTTGAGTGGTACGGTATTGATACTACAAAAAATTTAGGCTTAAAAACATTTTGTCCTAGACCATACGACACTGTGTTAATAGACAAAGACGGCGGTTGTTATTTGTGTGAATGCACCGCGTGGTTGCCACAGAGTGCAGGT